ACTTGAAGGCAAATCAGTTGCTGATATGTCACGTGCAAAACAGGTGAAGAGTTTGTTCCGTATGGTCACACCACACCTATCTCTTAAAGATATTCCAATGGTAGTTGTCAATCACACCTACAAAGAAATTGGAATGTTTCCTAAAGACATTGTTGGTGGTGGCACTGGCAGTTACTACTCTGCCGACAACATCTTTATTCTTGGTCGCCAGCAAGAGAAAGATGGAACTGAATTAACCGGTTATAATTTTATTATCAATGTGGAGAAATCACGATATGTTCGAGAAAAATCTAAAATCCCTGTCTCTGTATCTTTTGACGGTGGTATTAGCAAGTGGTCTGGCTTACTTGATGTTGCACTTGAATCTGGCCACGTAGTTAAACCATCGAATGGTTGGTACTCACGTGTCAATAAAGATACTGGTGAAATAGAAGACAAGAAGTTCCGTGAGAAGGATACTAATACCGAAGAATTTTGGTCTAGTATGCTTGTCAATGAATCATTTAAAGAATCTGTAAGGAAGAAATATGAAATCGCTTTTGGCAACATTATGGGAGAAGATTTCGATACGGCAGAAGCAGAAGAAGCTTGAGTACAAGTTTCTAAACTTACCTGAAGAAGACTCCACGATGGTTGAAATTACCGGTGGTAAATATTCAGGTGTAGTATTCTCGTATGGTCATGTTAGATTTGAGGAAGGTGTTATGGGTCAACTACAGTTCACCTATAATATACACAATCCAGGTCAACATGGCCATGCAAGCTTGCTAACTGACCAAGAATATCATACAATGATGGGAGACATTCTCACAGATATTATTATTAATCAAGAAAGCCATAATGAACAGACTAGAACACTCGATTCTAAAGAATCTGATTTACAATGAAACGTTTGCTCGTAAAGTTTTGCCGTTTCTCCGTACAGATTATTTCTCAGACAATACCGAAAAAGTAGTTTACAAAGAAGTTGATGATTTTATCAACAAGTACAATAGTCTACCGACACACGAAGCACTCATCATTAATCTTACAGAGAGTAAGAAGTTAACTGAGCAAGAAGTTCGCAATTCTATGGAATTGTTGCAGAATATCAATCAGCACAAAGATGAACCGACTGAAATGAAATGGTTGGTTGAACAGACTGAGAAGTTCTGCCAAGACAAAGCAATCTACAATGCCATCATGGAATCGGTGTCGATTCTGGATGACAAAGGTGATAAGAAAGCCAAAGGTGAGATTCCAAAGATTCTCAGTGATGCCTTGGGTGTATCGTTTGACCCTAATGTTGGCCACGATTACATTGATGATTTCTCAAATCGTTATGACCTGTACCACAAAGTTGAGTCACGTGTTAAGTTTGACCTTGATATCTTCAATAAGATTACCAAAGGTGGTCTGCCAGTTAAGACATTGAATGTTGCACTTGCAGGCACTGGTGTTGGTAAATCATTGTTCATGTGTCACGTTGCCGCAAGCTGTTTATCTAATGCACAGAATGTTTTGTATATCACCATGGAAATGGCTGAAGAAAAGATTGCTGAACGTATCGATGCCAACTTGTTGAACGTAACGATGGATGAACTGCATGTAATGTCTAAAGATGACTATGTTCGTAAGTTTGGTGTACTGAAGAACAAGACACAAGGTAAGTTAATCATCAAAGAGTATCCAACTGCCGCAGCTAATGCACTCCACTTCCGTGCCTTGTTGCAAGAGTTACAGTTGAAGAAAAGTTTTAAGCCTGATATTATCTTTATTGATTATTTGAATATATGTTCGTCTTCACGTATCAAACCTGGTGGTTCTGTTAACTCATATACATATATCAAATCGATTGCTGAAGAATTGCGTGGTCTTGCCGTTGAAGCAGGTCTGCCAATTGTAACTGCGACACAAACAACTCGGTCTGGTTTCACAAACACCGATGTTGATTTGACAGACACAAGTGAATCATTTGGTTTGCCTGCGACTGCTGACTTTATGTTTGCTTTGATTAGTACAGAAGAACTACAACAATTGAACCAGATTATGGTAAAACAATTGAAGAATCGGTATTCTGACCCTAGTGTATTTAAAAGATTCATTGTTGGCATCGATAGGTCTAAGATGCGACTTTATGATACTGAACAATCTTCACAGACCGATATCTCTGATTCTGGTCAACCAGATAAACCACTAAGTACATTTGGTAATAGAGAGCGCAGGAATAAATTTGAGGGAATCAAAGTATGAACTTGACAGTTGAACAAGGTGCTTATGTTGCCAAAGTATTCTCGGATTATTTCGATAAGTTTGGCCGCATAGATGAGTACATGCGTGAACAGAAACTGGCATCAATGTCAGAAAGACCATTCACGTTACCTGGATGTGGACCAGAAGAAGACTTGTTCTCCGATTTTACAATGTCACCGGCAGATATGGAGTTTGAGATTGTTGAGTTGCCGCAAGACCGATGGGACATTTACCTTGATATGATATCGTCACATTCTAATATGACAAGTATACCCGGTCGTTGTCTGCGATTGGCAGTACTTGAGAAGAAGACAGGAAAGTGGTGTGGATTCATTCGTCTTGGTTCTCCAGTCATCAACTGCAAGCCACGAAATCAAATGCTTGGACAAGTGTTTACGCAAGTCCAAGGCGGTGCTCAGAGGTTCAATCAATGTGCTGCTATGGGTTTTGTTATTGTACCTGCACAACCATTCGGGTATAATTACCTTGGTGGCAAACTTCTGGCTGCGATTTGTACCTCACATGAAGTACGTGAGATGCTGAATCAGAAATATAAAATGTCAATGTGTTTGTTTGAGACTACCAGTTTGTATGGTTCTTCTAAGGCAGTATCACAATATGACGGCATGAAACCTTTGATTCGTTTCAAAGGTTTAACTGATTCAGATTTCTTACCGATGTTACACGGCCAAACCTATATTGACTTGAAGAACTATGTTGAAGGTATCATTGGCGAACCACTTGCACCAGAAGATGCATCGTCACGTAAGTTGAAAATCTCGAATCACATCGTATCATTAACCAAGGTCGCACTTAAAGGTACACCAGAAGGTGCCAAGTTTGCACAGACGATTGAGAATGCCAAAAATCTGAACGAACAGAAACGATACTTTATCTCCGATTATGGTTATAAAAACATGGTTGACTTTGTAAATGGCAAGGCTGATAAGTTATTACCAGGTGAAAACTATGAGAAGTTTCATTTAAACAACATCATTGAGTGGTGGCGTAAGAAGGCCATCAACCGATATGATACGATTAAGACTGATAATCGTATCAGAACCGAACAAGAAGTTTGGACCGGCGATAAAGTGCTTGACATTATTCGGTAATCTGGTAGGATAAATACTCCAAAAACACAGGAGTATTAATGACACCAGCGGATTTGAAGAAAGATGCCGGCAAAGGACCATACAAAGGAATGCCACGTAGTCAGGTTATGAAAAGAAAAATTGTTGATGGTAAAGATTTTACTCTCAACAGTGGTGCTAAGGTTAAAGCTACAAACTGGGACGAAAGTACACTAACATTATTTGTAGGTACCCGTAAAATTTCACTGAAAGAAATTAAAAAAGATCCTGATTTTGGTGGAGGTGGATCTGGTGCCGGTGCTGATGTTACTGCAATTGTGGAATGTGGCCAAGCATTGGTGTGTTCATTAGTATACAATGTATTGAAAAGACCAATTGAATGGGAAGATTTAAAATTAGATTTACTTGAAAAAGCAATGAGCTTTTGTGATTTGTCTGATAGTTTGGATGCTATCATTGAGAAATCACCACCTGAATGGGTGCAGTCATATGTTAAGTCAGCAAACATTCTTTATAAGAATTACAAGATGAGTGGTTCGCCTGTGTACTTTCACCGAGGTTCAAAGTTTATGAATGAGGTGTATAGTAGCAAGAAAATTGTTTATGATAATGATAAAAAATCAAAAAATCCACAAGCTCCAGGTTCTTTTTCCGATGACAAATGGAACCCAGGTGATATTTGGATGACAACATTAAGAATTGTTCCTAAAATTAATAGTGAATCTTGGGCAGCATTGAACAAAGATATTTATGACTTAGCACGTGCTAAGAAGTTGGTTGGTGTATCTTTGAAAAAAGTCGGTTCTTCCGCACATATTGAAGAATACAATGCATTAAGTGTCAAACAAACCAAAGATTATAATTATGGAGGTTTTCGTGTAACATCCGCATCTGAACGTGGTGCATTACCACCATTTTTTAATTCAATTGACTTATACATGACTGTTGGTGATAAAGAGATTCAATTCCGTGCCACATCAGGTGAAGCAAGCTGGCAAGGTGAGATTAAAGGTGCAACTGCTGCAGGTGGTAAAATCGGCGGCGGTAACGTAAATTTCTATTTGAAAAAGTATACTGGTAAAGGCGTATTTGATAGAGAAGAAAAAGAAGTAATTAATTTTACAAAGTCGAAAGATTTTTTTCCAGAATTTTATAAGTTATATGAAAAACATTTTACTGGCAAAGTTTTATCCTATGAGGATTTTGTTATTAATGCAAAACTGAAACAAAAAGAATCAGCTGGTTATTTGTTTTCTAAATATATTAATATGAAATTTATTGACATATTTTTAAGTGCTAATGCTGCGACAAGAAATAAAATTGCGACCGACTTTTTAAGATATGCAGCATCCAATACCGACCAAAGTTCATTTTTCGTAAAGATATCCTAATGAAATGAACACATCGAAGATGAAATTATTATAAATACATGATAGGAGAAAAATCATGTATGGTTTCATATATTTAACAACAAATAAAATAAACGGAAAACAATATATCGGAATGTGTAAAAACACCCATAGAAACAATTATTTGGGTTCTGGTAAATTATTAAAATTATCTATTAAAAAATATGGCAAAGAAAATTTTGATAGAGTCATTCTGCAAGAGTGTGAAACATTCGAAGAATTAAGTAATGCTGAAAGTTATTGGATTAAACACTACAACGCTGTACAAGATTCAAACTTTTATAATCTAACCTCGGGTGGTTTTGGTGGTAATAGTGATTATGTGAAGGAATATTGGTCACACCTAAATAAAGAAGAAAGAAAGATTTGTAGAAATTGGTCTAGAAATAGTATGGTTGGTGAAAATAATCCAATGTTTGGTAAAAAACACACCGAAGAAACAAAAGCTTTAATAGGTTCTAAAAGTGTCAACAGAAATTGGAATAAACCAAATCATTATGGTTCTAAAAATCCAAACGCAAAAAAAGTTTTGGTTGAATATGATGGTATTGAACAGAACTATGATTGTTTGAAAGATTTTTACAATACTATTTCTGACATACCATATTCAACATTGAAGTCGATTGCAAACACAGGAAATTTTTCCAAGAAGTATAAATTGAGAATAACATATGTATAAATTTAACGAATATAAGGAGGGCTCTCAAGATGTAATTCTAACCGAAGAAAAAGACGGTAAGAATTTACATCTTGAGTAACTCCGAACATATCGAGGATGAGGTTCTAAATCGTGGTGTTGCCGGCACACGTGATGCAATTAACTTTCTACAATCATTACGTGATATGTTGGCGGGTCATGCATCTTCAAAAGTAAATGTTACCACAAAATGGGATGGTGCGCCTGCTGTCTTCTGTGGTATCAATCCCGACAATGGTAAATTCTTTGTTGGTACTAAAGGTGTCTTCAATGCAAACCCTAAGTTGAATTACACTGATGATGATATTGATATGAATCATCCGAGTGGTGGCCTGAATGCCAAACTTAAAGTTGCTTTGCGTTACCTGCCAAAACTTGGTATTAAAGGTGTTCTTCAAGGTGATATGATGTTCTCTAAAGGAGATATCAATACACAAACAATTGATGGTGAAGAATACATTACGTTTCAACCAAATACGATTGTGTATGCTGTACCATCAGATTCAAAACTAGCCAAAGCAATGACCTCTGCACAGATGGGTATTGTCTTTCACACTTCATATACAGGTAAAACATTCTCTGATATGAAGGCATCATTCAACATCGATATCAATCACCTGAGTACAACTAAAGACGTTTGGTTCCGTGATGCATATTTTGTTGATGCATCTGGTACTGTTACATTCACAGACAAAGAAACAAAGATATTGAATTCACACCTGTCACTTGCAGGCACTACATTCCAATCTATCAATGCACTAACACTCAATAGAATTGCCGCAAGTGAGATAGTACTCACTTACATTAAGACATTTAATAATACCAAAGTGCGTGAAGGTATGGAGATTAAAGATACTACGGCACACACAAACGACTTGATTCGTTGGGTTGAGGCCAAGTTAAACAAAGATATCTCTGATGCCAAAA